AGATAACCGTATTACCTAATATTAAACTACCTGTAATTTGTTGAGTATCAACTATTGAACCTGTGGTAATTAAACCATTTCTATCTCCACCTGATGGTGATGTTCCTGAAGTACCTGAAGTACCTGCTGAACCTGTATCACCACTCGTACCTGACGTACCACTTGTACCAGCAACAACACCAACTGATGTTATCACATAAGAATATTCTGTACCCTCTGTATAATAAATTACATTGTGAGATGAACTTTCATTATTGTTTAGATAGATTTTAACTATCATTCTATTTGTTGGGTCAATCTGTATTGTTGGTAAAACAACATCCACATAAACCTCAGCAGGATTACCGCTATTCCAAGTAATAATATTAGCTGATGATGTAATTAAACTACCAATAGTTCCTCCTGTTGAGTTAGCTAGTTGTAATGTAACATATACATCTATGTCATCATTTGACGCAGGTTTTAATAAGTGTAAATGAAAACGTTGAACACCTGCGGGAATTAAACTAAATCCTAATTCAGGTGTGATATAACTTTCAACCAATACGTTTTGTTGTGTATTAGTTAATGTCTTTGTAACTGTTTGTGTTGCACCTGTTGTTGGTGTATCATTTAATATTTTATATCCACTTACATCACTTGTTTGTGATTGATTAAAGTAAAATGTTCTACCTGCACTAATACCATTCTCACCTGAGGTTCCACTTGTACCTGAACTACCTGATGTTCCTGATGAACCAATACCACTAGAACCTGATGTACCTGATGAACCACCAACACCACTCGTTCCTGATGAACCTGTTCCTCCACTACTTCCTGATGTTCCACTAGTACCTGATGAACCAACACCACTCGTTCCTGAAGAACCTGAAGTACCACCTGAACCTGTTGAACCTGAACTACCTGATTGACCTGACGTACCTGATGAACCATTAGTTCCATTAACACCACTCGTTCCTGATGAACCACTTGTTCCATTGGTAATAGGAACATTATTAATAAAGAATGACCCTGATATATTTATTTCAGTCTGTGATATTTGTAATGGAGTATTTGTACCATCTCCTGTTTGAACTGTCTGTAATGTTCCTGTAACACCTGTGGTACTATCAGTCATCTTTAATAGACCCTGAAAGGATTGTGATACATATTGATTAGTTAACTGACCCATATTATATTAATATTTTTTTGTTTTTGTTTTATATATTCTTCCAATCTTCATCCACATTTTTCCATAACTCAGCAACTTGTTTCCAAGTTAATCCACCAAAATCTATTATTGGTAGAACGCATCTATTATAATCAAACTTCTGTTGTAGGTTTAATGGAAATGTCCACCCACCAATTATTGATTCCGTTCTTTCTAACCAAGGTTCCAATGATGAATTAAACTCAGCATCATAATCTGATAAATATGACAAAGAGAATAAATCCTTACATATTTCTAATGTATCACTTAGCACCTCTGCTTGGTTTGATAAATCATCCTCAATCTTATCACATACGATTACTTGATATTGTATGTTCAAATGGTTCTCTTCAAATCTTGTTGTATTTGGTACAAAATATAAACGAGGATATTGTGGTTCCTTTTTTGTTATTACGTCATTTGTTAATTGAGTATAGTCACCAAATCCCCAACTATTAATTTGTTCGTGGTAATAAGCAAAGTTTTTAAAGTCTTCTAATATCTGTTGGTATGAACTATAACTTTCATCCTGAGGGAATTGATATTCATCCGCTATTGGTAATACACAACTGTTGTAATCAAACGGTGCTGACATTCTAATCTGCATTGTCCATCCACCAAGTATTGTCTGAAACCTTTCTTGAAATGGTTGAACGTTTGGACCCCAATCACCAATAATTATATTACTGAAATTTCCGTTGTTTGCATTATATGACTGCCAGAATACTGTCCATACATCTTGAACGATTGAAAGAGTATCACTCATCACTTCTTCTAAGTTGGATAAGTCATCCTCAACAATATCCATAATAATAATATTATAGTTATAATGAATATGATTTTGATTTAACTCAACGGTATCAGGGACCACATACATTCTTGTGTATCTTGGTTCTGTTTTTGTTTGAATATCATTTGTGCATTGAGTTAAATCACCGAAACCAAACGAACGGATTTGTTCGTGATGGTAGGCTATACTACTGAAGTACGTTAGAATTTGTTTGTAATTGATATTCATCTTTCAATATTAAATATAAAAAGACCCGTAGTGTGCGCTGAATTATCCTTGGGCTTGGGCTCTTTTCTGTAATCTTATTTGTTCTTTATCGTATTCTATCAAATACAATAATTGGTTTAGGACTTCAACAACATTTTTTTCAACGATTTTATCGTGGTCTTTAAGTAAGTTTTCTGATACTCTATTGAGGACGACGTACCATCCAAACCTTTGTTCAAAGCTAAGATCCAAATTAGTTTCCTGTGGGTCCATATCATTTTTAATATCGTCCATTCCCTCCTCACCTTCCCCATCAAAGATAGAGGGGTAAAGCTTAAATACGTCTTTCCGAAGTTGATAAAAAAAAACTGTCCACCTAACGCAAACTTGACTTCTAATTTATTCTTAAAGAGTTCCGCCCTATCATTGAGGGTCTCTTGATTATACTTCTCAATTTTAAAATTGTGTTTAGATTTTTCCGAGACTATGGGTCTGTACATTATTGCACAGATTATATGTAGATAGTCCATTATCTCGTCAGGTTTCTTTGTTAGTAAGGTATCAAGGTCCACAAATTCTCCGAAGGTAATTTCTTTATATGATGGTAGATAACCATAGTCAACACCATCTAATGTAAATCTATCAATAAGATTATATGGTGGTCGTGGTACCATTGCAAATATTGTTGTTGCTAAGAAGTCCACCTTATGGTTTTCTGCATCTATTAACGTTTCCATTGGACAATCTGTTAATAGATTGACAACCTTTGCTTTCATATACTCATCCTCAAATAAGTCTTTGATTTTGAATATCTTAACGTAATCACCAATAGATAAATAATTTGGTAATTCGTAATCTTTTCCTTGTAATTTAAATGTTACTTCACTCATAGTTTTTATGTGAACGCTATTGCATAACGTCCTGTTGATTTTAAATTCTTTATTTCGTAGTAAACTCTCATCATCAGTGCATCAGATAAATCGGGTGACTTACCCAATATCTTCTTCATCTCATCCTTTGATTGAACGGATACCTTATTGTCTTTGTCTACATCCTTTAGCTTAACCGCTAATAGTTCCTGAGTTAAGTCATCAATTACAGATGGGTTCATTATATTGATTGATATCTTCCCTTCTTTAAATAGTTCAGATAATTTAACGTAGCATTGAGATTTTAAATTGGAATAGTTTTGTTTGTGTAATGGTGATGAATTATTCACAAAGTTGGTTCCCTTAATTTGGTCAGCAACTCCGCCACCTACTCCATCACTATCCACAATAATGTTATTAGGATGTATTCCGTACTTCTGTATTAACTCCCTAATTTCAGACGATAATTCTGTGGTTGATAACTTATTATAGACGAGACATTCCAAGACCACCAGTCCACTCCAAATCATTACTACGGACCTATCTGTTCCAAACCTTGCTACGTCAACTGACATATATTTCTTGTCAGTTGGTTCAGGTTTAAATCTGAATATAGAATTTGATATATGGTCAAAGTTGAATATACTATCATCTTCCTCATTGTAATTCCAATCACCTTCCAATAGTCTACGTCTTTGTGCATTAGGTAATCCCTTCAACATCTCAATATATGATGGTGGTAAATGGGGATTGTCCATTGGTAGTGCGGGAACAAACGCTTTGTTTAATTCCAATGTCTCTTGTATGAACGGAATGTAGAACTCTTTCTTAATCCAATTCTGACCAGGATTACAGGTCAGTAATACTTTTGGTATTAAACTATATTGATTTAACTTATAACGTATCCTTGATTTAAGGATAGAGAAACATAAATGTGATACCTGTGCTGCTTCATCAATAAAGATTGCTGAGACCTCAATACCACCAAGACTATCATAGTTTGGGTCTGATGGTTGATACGCAAGGTCCTTTAATATTATCTCTGATTTGTTCTGAAATGTTATTACATTGGATTGTCCATTATAAACGTAATGTTCTCCTGACTTTAATCCCATTAATTGTAATACTTCAAAGAGTGTATTAAGAGTTGTTAGTTTAAGTTGTTGTAATACGGTACGACCTATTAAGGTTCTGATACCAGGATATTGTAGACACATTGAACTAATCCATAAACAACCAAGATATGACTTACCACCACCAGCGGATCCTCCATAGGTGATAATATTTGTAACATCATCTGTTAGAAGTTTCCAACATTGAGATTGTTTCTTGGTTAATTTTATATCACTCAACTTTAATTTTCTTTTTATACTTCATCCCTATTTTATTCTTATTCACCTGTATCATATACTCTTTATCTATAAATCTGTAAAGACATCCACAGGATTTAGTTTGTCCTGACTTGACGTTGT